TTATGGTATTAAGTTAGCTATTCAAGAACTACAACTTGCGTGGGAAAAATCATTTTTTGGAGATAAAGACCAAAGCACAATTGAACAATTAAATACCAATATAAAAGAAACAAAACAAAATCTAATTGAGGTCGGTGTTAATGCTTTGAAAGCAGGAAAAGACATTGTATCTAATTTTACGGAAGCAGTTTCCGAAGTAGGCAACATTGGTGCAAGTGTAGTTAATGAGATTTCAAAAGTTGATGTTGCAAGCAGTAGAGCCAGAGCGAAAGCCTTAGTTGAAAGTAGAAAAAACGCCGAACTTGCCGAAGCACGTTTGCAAGGTTTAATTGAAAAATACGATATACTCGCAGAGCAACAAAGACAAATTCGAGATGATGAAAGATTAAGTTTAAGAGAAAGAGAAGAAGCCAATAACAAACTAAACGAAATCCTGCAAGAGCAGTTGGAAAAGCAACTAGAACTTGCCCAACAAAGAGTAAACAACGCAAGGTTAGAAATATCCGCAGGCGATACACGTATCGAAAAGCAAAAGGAATTAATACAAGCGGAAAATGAACTCCTCGCAGTTAAGGCGCAAGTAACAGGATTTGAATCAGAGCAAAGAGTTAACGAAGCAAGTTTGCAACAAGAGAGGATTGATAATTTAAACGAAATCGCAAAAATAAATAAAGACGAATTTGAGTTAAGAAAAATCGAAGCGGAGCAAACTCTGGAACAACAAACTTTATTGATTGAAAAAACAATCGAAAACGAAACTTTAAAAAATGAAGCTTTACTAAACGCAAAACTTGCTTATCAATCCGAATTGGATGCAATACGAGAAGAACAAACAACAAAAGACACTAAGCAAGCAGACAACCAGATAAAACTCGAAGAAAATGTCCAGAAAGCCAAAAGAAATTTTGCTTTACAAGGATTGGCGTTAATTGCTGAAATTGCAGGCAAAGGCTCAAAGATAGGGAAAGCAGTTGCAGTCGCTCAAACAATTATAAGCGGTATTCAAGGTGTGCAAAACGCTTTCACATCTGCGAGTAAAAATCCTATTACTTCAATATTTCCTGCATTTCCTTTTGTCCAAGCAGGGTTGGCAGGAGCGTTTTCCGCTTTACAATTAAGAGCGATAAAATCACAAAGCCCAGATGGCGGTGGCGGTGGAGGTATACCATCAGCAAGTGGCGCAATTGGTGGAGGTGTGCAAGCACCAAGTTTTAACATTGTTGGGGATAGTGGAACGAATCAGATTGCAACCGCTTTAGGGGAAAACCAAAACACACCAACAAGGGCTTATGTAGTTTCAAGAGATATAACAAGCGCACAAGAACTCGACAGAAACATCGAAAGCGAAGCGAGCATTGGGGAATAACACTTCCTAAATGTTAAAAAATGAAACAAATTTAACTTATAAAAGTATAGTTAGTATGGAGTTATACGAAATGACACTTTCTAACTTAGATAGCGACTTAGGAGTTAAAGCAATAAGCGTTGTCGATAGTCCTGCAATCGAAATGGATTTTGTTGCGTTAAATGAAGCGAAACAAATTATTGAACTTGCCGAAATAGATAAGGAGAAAAAACTTTTGCTTGGCGCTTGTTTAGTACCTAACAAACCAATCTTAAGAATAGACCAAGAAACAGGCAAAGAGTTTTATATTTATTTTTCTTCCGATACAATCCGACAAATAAGCGAAAGATTCCTAAAAAAAGGAAATCAAAACAATACGACCTTGCAGCATAAAACAATGTTGGAGGGTGTTTCTGTTGTTGAAAGTTGGATAGTTGAAAGCCCAGAGAAAGACAAGTCAAGCCTTTACAATATGAGTTTGCCAATTGGAACTTGGTGCGTATCTATGAAGTGCGATAATGATGAGGTATACCAATTAGCAAAACAAGGAAAAATAAAAGGCTTTTCAATTGAGGGGTATTTCAATAACAAACCAGAATTGAACTTAAAAGATTTGTCCGAAAAGCAGTTAGACGAGTATATTAACGAATTAGCAGATATACTATGAGAGGGGAAAGAGCAAAAGCAAGTCCAATAAGGTCAAATAGGGCGTGTCTTTGTAAAAATGGCAAGTATTCAATTAAATGTTGTGAGGGTAAACTGCATCAACAAGGGATTGGAAACATAAGAAAAACTACAAATAATTAATATAATGGCAGACAAAGAAAAAATAACAGAAGCCCAAGAAATCGCTTTAGAAAGCGTATCTGAAAAGATTGCCCAAAACGATAACTTTATGGATAAGTTAATCGGAAAAGTTCAAAGCATCTTAAAACCTAAAACAGAGGTCGAACTTGAAAAATTCGAGTTAGAAAATGGCGTTGTTTTAGAGATTGAGGGAAGCGATGTTTTCATAATCACCGAAGAAGGCGAGAGAATTCCTGCTCCTGTTGGGGAAGCAAAATTGCAAGATGGCAGAGTGGTTGTCATTCAAGAGGAAGGCAAAGTTGCAGAAATCAAAGAATCGGAATCCAACGAAGAAGTAGAAGCGGAGGTTGAAGTAGATTTAGCGAGTAAGGTTGAAGAACTTGCAAAGCGCATCGAAGCAATGGAGGCAAAACTTGGAGGAGACAAAGAGGATGAAACGGAAGTTGAAATGTCCAAAGAAACTATCGAAGCAAAATCAGAAGTTTCAGAAGAAGTTTCAGAAAAGGTTTCAGAAGAAAACCTATCCGAAGCACAACCTTTTACACATTCTCCAGAAAAGGAAATCGCAAAAGTAAACCTGCACCGATATTCAAAAAATAGCGGTCGAGGTGTTAAAGCAAACGTATACACTAAATTATTTAAATAAAGACCAATGGCAACAACAACAACAATAACTTCGAGTTATGCAGGAGATAAGGCGTTACCTTATGTATCTGCGGCATTGTTTTCCTGCCCTACATTAGACAGGGGAGCAATCACAATTTTACCAAATGTAAAGTACAAGCAACCTTTACGACCTACAACTGTAACAGGCTTAATCGCAGACGCTACTTGCGATTTTGACCCGACTGCAACTGTAACAATAACAGAGCGTATCTTAGAGCCAAAGTATTTACAGACCAATACCGAATTTTGTAAGGCTGATTTTCAGTCAACATGGGATGCAATCGAAATGGGATATTCAGCTCACGATGAGTTACCAAAAACGTTTTCAGACTTTATAATCGCTGAACACATTGCACAAATTGCCCAGAACAACGAAATCAGTATATGGAGAGGGGATTCTGGTAATGGTGGCGAGTATGATGGTTTTTCAAAATTACTTTTAGCCGATGCAACAATTCCTACGGAGCAAGTTGTTGCGGGAACAACAATAGACGCATCAAACGTAATTGATGAATTAGGCAAAATAGTTGACGCAATGCCTATCGCAGTTTACAACAAGCCAAATAAGTGCATTTATGTTGCACAGAATATTTACAGAGCGTACATCAGAGCATTAGGAGGTTTTGGCGCAATGGGGCATGGAGCGAATGGATTTGAGAACAGAGGGACTAACCAAAGTTGGGGCGATGTTCTTTTTGATGGAGTGCCTTTATTTGTAACAAACGGACTTGCAAACGATACCGCAGTTTCTACTTACAAAGAAAACTTCTACTTCGGAACAGGTCTTTTATCAGACCACAACGAAGTAAAAGTAATTGACATGGCTGATATTGATGGCTCGCAAAATGTTCGATTTGTGATGAGAATGACAGGAGCAGTTCAATATGCTATTTCTCAAGATATCGTTACTTATGGTTTAACTTCATAAAATAAATAATTATGTCATGTGATTTAAGTTTAGGAAGATTACATCCTTGCAAAACGCAGGGCGGTATCAAGAATATTTATTTTGTGAATTATAGTGCAGACTTTTACCTTAATAGCACTATTACAGGAAGCCAAATAAACGACTTTGGAACTCCTGCTCAGCCCTACGATTTGTATAAATACGAATTAAGAAGTGGTGGGCAAGGACTAGAAGAAACAAACGAAAATTCTGGAGAAGCAGGAACATCTTTTTGGACACAAACTTTAACTATTGTTTTAAAACAACAAGACGCAGAAACTCAAGAAGAATTAACTTTAGCGAGTTTTGGCAGACCTCACGTAATTATTGAAGATTACAATGGGAACTTTAAGTTTGTGGGATTTGAAAACGGATGTGATGTTGCAGTAAACCCAACAACAGGTACTGCAATGGGCGAATTATCTGGATATAATTTATCAATTACTGCACAAGAAACAAGAATGTCATATTTTGTAGATAGTGCAATAATCGGGGATGACACTAACTCAACTATCGTGGTAGGAGCTTAGTAATGTTTTTTTTTAATTAGGTTTGATTTCCCTATCATTTATTTGGTAGGGTTTTTTTATGTTAAAATTTCATCCGATATGAAACAAAACAAAAATTATAAAGTATAATTAATAGAACGATTTACTATGATTATTTTAAGCACATCTGACACAGGGTTTTTGATTATTTCAAGAAACGATGAAGTCAATGTAAATGTAAGAGTAATCAACCAAGACACGAACACCGAAATTTACAACCAAAACTTAGTTTTAATACCTCAAGGGTATTATTTGCAAGTTGAAGATTCCAACGGATTTGGTTTAGTAGAAAATAACAATTACATTGTTGAGATTAGGGATAACGATTTAATGGTTTTCCGAGACCAAATCTTCTGCACTAATCAAACAACGTATAGTTTAAACGATGGAATTTTTAAATCCAATGTAACGGAAAATAAATACATCATATTTGATAATTAATTATGACCGATAAAAACAATACAGAGCCTTTTATAATCAATTTAAGCGAATATACTCGACCAGAAGTAATAGAGGATAAGCGAAAAGAATGGGTTGCATACGGAGAGGATAACGACTATTTTAATTATGTTATTCAAAGGTATATTGGAAGCACAACAAACCAAAGTATAATAAACGGAATAACACGTTTAATTTATGGGCAAGGTTTATCCGCTACCGATAACGGAGAGAAACAAGGACAATGGGCAGAAGTAGTCAGCAGACTAAGACCAAAAGACCAAAAGCGAATAATCTTTGATAGAAAAACTTTAGGGATGGGAGCGTTACAAGTTACCTACAATAAAAATAAAGTTTCAAAGGTTACACACTTTCCAATGCAAACTCTGCGTGCTGAAAAATGCAATGACAACGGAGAAATTGAAGCGTGGTACTACCATCCAGATTGGAAAGACATCAAGTCAAGCGAAAAGCCTAAAAGAATTACCGCTTTCGGATTTGGAAATCAAAAAGGAAATGAAATTTATATATGGTCTACTTATGTGAGCGGTTATGATTACTATTCGCCTTTAGACTATCAAGGAGCATTGCCATACGCAGTCCTAGAGGAGGAAATATCCGATTACCTTATAAATGATACTATAAATGGTTTTAGTGGCACTAAGGTAGTTAATTTTAACAATGGAGTTCCAGAAAAAGAAAAAAGGGAAATCATAGAAGCGAAAGTCAAAAGTCAATTAACAGGAACAAAAGGCAAAAAGGTAATTGTTTCTTTTAATCAAGACCAAGACAAAAAAACTATTGTTGATGACATTCCTTTAAATGATGCCCCTTCGCATTACCAATATTTAAGCGATGAATGTCGAAATAAATTAATTATTGGGCATCGTATTACCTCGCCTATTCTTTTGGGTATTCGAGATGGTAATAACGGACTTGGAAACAATGCCGACGAGATTAAAAACGCATCTTTGGTTTTAGAAAACACCAATGTCAAAAGCTATCAGCAAGAGTTTTGTGATATCATTTCTGAAATATTCGCAATCAATGATATTACTTTAGACCTTTACTTCAAAACGATTCAACCTTTACAATTTATGGAAGTTGACGATTTACAAGTTAGCGAAGATGAAAAGGAAAAACAAACAGGCGTAGAGTTGGAAAGTCAATCTAATTTAGATACAACTATTGCAGATGAGTTAATAAGTTGCGGAGAGGATATCGATACGGAGGAATGGGAGTTAATAGATGAAAGAGATGTTGACTACGATATTGAGGATGCTTTAGATATGCAAATCGAAGAATGGAACGAGCCGAAGTTAAACTACTTTCAAAAACTTGCAAAGACGATTAAGACAGGAACTGCAAGACCAAATTCCAAGAGCGCACAAGACAAAGAAATTAAAGGCGTAAATTATAAGGTTAGATACGAATATTACCCTAAACGAGTAAGCGCAAAAAGTAGGGAGTTTTGCAAAAAAATGGTTTCCGCTAATAAATTATATCGTAAAGAGGATATAATCAAAATGTCCAACCAAGTGGTTAACGAGGGTTTTGGCGAATTTGGAGCGGATAAATATTCAGTTTGGAAGTATAAAGGCGGTGCAAGATGTAAACATAAGTGGAGACGGAAAACCTTTGCTAAAGTTGGAAGCGTAGATACAAGAAGTCCAAACGCACCGACAATAGGAACATCAACCGCAGAAAAAAGAGGTTACAAAGTGCGTAATGATTGGGAGGTTTCAGTTGCTCCAAACAATATGCCCTTAAAAGGATTTAGTCCAAATAATAAGAATTTACCAAGCGATGTAAGATAATATGAAAGCGTTATTTGTAAGCACAGACGATTTAAAAAGGTATTCCGTATTAAGCGGAAATATCGATAGTGATAAGTTTATTCAGTTTATTTCTATCGCTCAAGAAATGCACGTGATTGAATATCTCGGCACACGACTTTATGAAAGGTTGCAAAATGATATCATAAACGATTCTTTAGATACAGATTACCGAACATTATTAGAGACTTATGTAAAGCCTTTAACGATACATTGGGCATTAGTGGAGTATATGTCGTTCGCACCTTATCAAATTACTAATAAAGGAGTTTATAAACATACAAGCGAGACAAGTGATAGCGTTTCGGTTGAGGAAGTGAATAGCCTTGTTGAAAAGCACAGGGATATTGCGCAAAATTATACAAGGCGATTCATTGACTTTATGATATACAATCAAACGACCTATCCAGAGTACAACCAAAATAAAAATGATGACATCTATCCAAGTTTCGATTCAAGTTGGGGCGGGTGGGAACTATAAAAAAATAAAATGGCAGATAATACAATAGATTGGGGGCAAGGTGCAAACACTAATTCAATAAATTGGGGAAGCGGTGCGTCTAACAATACAAATGGTTGGGGCGTTATTCACGACATGAGTTATGGGCATCCAGAAACCGATTTAGTTGGAATACCGCCAACACCGCCAGAGCCTGCAAAGGCTTTAATATTAGGCAGTCAAAACAAAGTTATAAGTTTAGAAAATCAAAATAAAATATTAATAATTTAATCATGGCAGTTCAAAAAGCAGACGCAACAATAACAGGAGAACAAAATTTAACTGATTCTGATATCCTAGAAATACAAGAAACGTTAAATATATCAGACCCTACAAAAATATATACGTCAAAAGGCGATATTTATTCTTTAGTAGGTTTAAATAATGAGCAAAGGGCAACAACATTACAACAAGCAATTGATAGTGTAGGTGGGGCTGGATGGGTTTATATGCCAGAAGGTAAATATTTAGGAACTACAACATCTCCAACAATAACTATTTCGGATAGGGAATTTTGTTT